GTCTTATTGACACCATTTTGGACAGCGCAAACATCTGGCTGAATGGTCTGGTTGGCGCAGGCTACCTGCTGGGCGCCCGCGTGGAGATGCTGGAAAGCGAGAACCCCCTGACCAGCCTGATGGCGGGCAAAATCAAACTGCACGTCTACATGACCCCGCCCTCTCCGGCGCAGGAAATTGACTTCGTGCTGGAGTATGACGCTGACTATGTGACCAGCGCACTCCAGTCCTAAAGAGGAGGTACTACTATGGCAATCGATCAGAGCATTATCAATTTTGCTGTCTATGAAGACAGTATTGAGTATGCGGGAATGGCAAAAGTTACACTGCCTGATGTAACTTTTCTGACGCAGTCCATCTCCGGCGCCGGTATCGGCGGCAACATTGATGCCGTTATTTTGGGTCATCTCGAAGCAATGACCCTTGGTCTGGAATTTCGCACCACTACGGCACAGTCCATCAAGCTGTCCGAGATTCGCCGCCACCAGATCGATCTGCGTGTTCCCGTTCAGTATGAGGATCCCATCAATGGCACTATTGATGCTCGTTCTGAAAAGCACGTTCTTGTCGTTATTCCGAAGTCCACCAAGAGCGGCACTATCGCTCCGGCGACCCCCGCCAACGGCTCCGGTGAGTATGCTGTTCGTTACTGGGCAACGTACCTCGAAGGCAAGAAAGTCCGCGAACTGGACCCGCTGAACTTCATCTGCTACATCAACGGCACGGATTATCTGGCAGCTGTCCGCAAGGCACTGGGCAAGTAATCAGAGCCAATCGTTATGCCGGAGCTGCATTTTGCAGCTCCGGCCTATTTTTTAACTGCGAAAGGAGCAGCCGCTATGAACACCACCATCAGCGATAAGGAGTACGATGCAGCCATCGCCGCTGCGAACAAAGCTGCCGCTGACCCTTATGTGTACGTCCACAAGCTCATTCAGCCGTTTGAGTATGAGGGCAAGAAGTACGACACCCTGACGTTTGACTTCGGCAAGCTGACCGGCAACGATTCGCTTGCAATCGAGGCTGAAATGTCCGCTCTGCGCCAGCCGGTTATCGTGCCGAGCATGAGTGCGGGCTATCTGATTCGGATGGCCTGCCGGGCGTGTACGCAACCCATCGGCGTTGACGTTATCGGCGCAATGAGCATTCGGGACTACAACACCATCCGCACCAAAGCAAGAAATTTTTTGATGCTGTCGGATGTGTAACTGATGATGGTGGAGAGTGGCTGCGGCGGCAAGCCCTTCTGATGGCGCAGGGCAACAACACCCCTGCACCATACTGGCTTGCAATGCCTCTGTATCAACTGCGGCAATGGATTGATACCAACAATGCCATTGTTGCCGAGCGCGAAAAGGCGAGAAAGGCGAAGTAGTGGCTCGAAAAGAATGGGAGTTGCTGTTCAACCTGTCCGCCAAACAGAACAGCAACTTCTCCAGCACCTTCAAGGCTGCACAGTCGGCTCTTTTGGAGACACAGAACCGCATCCAGCAACTGAACAAGGTACAGTCCGACATAACCGCGTACCAGAAGCAGCAGCAGGCCGTTGACTCCACCAAGCAGCGGCTGGCCGTCTTGCAGCAGCAGTACGATAACATCCAGAAAGAGATTCAGGAGACCGAGGGCTATTCCTCTGCACTGGAAAACAAGCTGATTTCCAAGCAGGCGCAGATTGATAAGACCACGACCTCCCTACACACCTATGAGCAGCGGCTGGCTGCCACCGGGAACACTCTGCGGGAAGCTGGCGTGGACACCACGCAGCTGACAGCAGAAACCACTCGGCTGGAAACCGAGGTCGATAAGCTGAAAGACCAGCAGGTTGACCTCAAAAAGACCATGGACGAGGCTGGAGAGGGCGCAAAGGGCTTCGGCGAGAAATCTGTCGAAGCTATTGACGCTGTCGAATCTGTGCTTGCTACGGCGGGCATCGCAAAAGCCCTTGACGAAATTAAAGACGCATACATGGACTGCATCAACACCGCAGGTGATTTTGAGGCATCCATGAGCAACGTCGAAGCCCTGTCCGGGGCATCTGGCGATGAACTGGAAGCCCTGTCCGACAAGGCCAAGGAGATGGGCGCAACCACCAAGTTCACGGCTGGCGAATCGGCTGACGCTTTGTCTTACATGGCTCTGGCGGGCTGGAACACCCAGTCCATGCTGGAGGGCATCAGCCCGGTGCTGAATCTGGCCGCCGCTGCCAACATGGACTTGGCGCAGGCATCGGATATTGTCACCGACTATCTGACCGCCTTTGGCCTGAAAGCCTCCGACACCACGCATTTTGTCGATGTGATGGCCTACGCCATGGCTCACTCCAACACGGATGTGATCCAGCTGGGCGAGGCATACAAGGCGTGTGCATCCACCGCAACCTCCCTCGGTTACTCTGTCGAGGAAACCACCGCAGTTCTGGCTACCATGGCCAATGCCGGCGTTAAGGGTGGCGAGGCTGGCACAGCCCTGAACGCCATCTTTACCCGCCTTGCCACCAACACGAAAAAGTGCGGTGACGAACTGGCGAACTATGGCGTGAACATCTACGATGCACAGGGCAATATGCAGTCCCTGTCCAGCATCCTTACCGGGATTGCCGGGGTCTGGGGCGACCTGACCGACCAAGAGCAGGCCAACCTTGCCAAGACCATCGCTGGCACGAACCAGTATTCCAAGCTGCAAACCATCATGGCCGGGTGCAGCGAGGCCGCCGCCGAGGGCGGGCAGTCGTTCTCCGACTACACCGAAGCCCTGAACAACTGCGCCGGATCTGCCGACAAGATGGCGGGCACCATGCTCGACAACATGAACGGCAGGCTGGTTCTGATGCAGTCCGCCGCTGACGGCCTGAAAATCGCCATCGGCGAGGATTTGACCCCTGCCATGTCCGGTCTGTACGATGTTGGCGCGCAGGTTCTGGGCTGGATGCAGGGTTTTGTCGAGGAAAACCCCGGCGTGGTCAAGGGCATTGCCGCCGGAACGGTCACGCTTGGCGGCTTGGTTGGAACGCTGACCGCTGTGGCTGCTGGCATCAAGCTGGCTCATGCAGCAGCAACGTTGTTCACTGGCTCGCTGGCTGGCCTTGCTGGGCCGCTGACGCTTGCATCCGTGGCGATTGCTGGAACGGTCACTCTCGTTACTGCGCTTGCCACATCGTCTGACGATGCCGTTCCGTCTGTTAAGGAATTGACCAGCGCGGCGCGAGAGATGGGCGACAGCATGGAGGAAGCTGGCAACAACTACGATGCCACGCTGTCCAACATGGAGGCGACCGCCAGCGTTGCCGACCAGTACATCAGCAAGCTGGAGGCCATCGAAGCCGCCACAAACGGCAATACTGCCGGGAACGCTGAGTATCACGATACCCTTGCCCGTCTGTCTGCGCTGGTGCCCAGTCTGGCTGATGACATTGACCTCGAAACGGATTCCATCAAGGGTGGAACCGAAGCCCTGCGCCAGCACACGGACGCTTATGTGGCCGATGCAAAGGCGCAAGCCCGTCAGGAATACCTGAACGGCCTATATGAGCAGTACAACAATGTGCTGGTCGAAAGCGCGGAAAACGAAACCAAACTGGCCACCGCACAAGCCAAGGTCGAAAAGTCCAATGCCGGGATGTCCGCTGCTTATGATAAGCTGCTGACCTCCCTCGGCATGACGGACGAGCAGTTTAAGCTGACCTATGGCACTGTTCAGGACCTTCCGTGGCGCACTATGAGCGAGGATGTGCAGCAGCTGCGCACCGAGTACATGGGATATTCGGATGACCTCGTTACCGCCCGGCGAGAAGTCGAAAACTACACCGAGGCCGTAGAGCAGGATCAGGAGGCCATCGATGCAGCTGAGGCCGAGTATCAGGAAGCCAAGGATGCAGTCGATTCCCTGAACGCGGCGCAGCAGGATGCCGCCAACAGCGCAAACGATGTGGCTGCACAGGAACAGGCTGTCACCGATGTTGTCAACGATGCCGAGGCAGAGATTCAAGAACTGGTTTCGGCATACACGGACGCTTACAATGCGGCCTATGACAGCATCACCAAGCAGTACGACCTGTGGGATACCGCCGAAAAGGTTGTTGCCACCTCCGCATCCACTCCGCGTTGGAAAGCCAGATCACCTACTGGGACAACTACAACCAGAATCTCGAAAGCCTGACCGAGCGCGCTGCCGATATTGACGGCTTGAGCGATGTTATCGCCAGCTTTGCCGATGGCAGCAAGGATTCTGTGAACGCCATTGCTGGCATGGCAGCTGCGTCGGATTCCGACCTCGCAAAGATGGTCGAGAATTACCGTTCCTTGCAGGAGGCGCAGAAAACCACCAGCGAGAGCATGGCCGACCTTGAAACCGGCATGAGCAATGCCATGGACGAGATCGCACAGAACGTGGCGGACAGTGTTGCCGACATGGACTTGAACGACGAGGCCATGAAGAGCGCACAGTCCACCATTCAGGGCTTTATCGACGGCGCAGAGGGCATGATGCCTCGTGTCAAGGAGGCATACGAAAAGGTGGCGAACGCTGCCTCTGATGCGCTGGCCGGGGCAAATAAGCGTTACAACATCGACCAGAAAAACGGCAATATCCCCGGCTATGCAGTTGGTACGGAATCTGCCGCGCCGGGCTTTGCCATCGTTGGTGAGAACGGCCCGGAACTGGTCTACTTCAACGGCGGCGAAACCGTGCTGACTGCGCCGGAGACCCGCGCAGCGTTCAACGAGGCACGGCAGCTGGAGCAGATCACCAGCACAAATGCGATTGACCTGTCTGCTGTCCGGGATGCCATCCGTGAGGAGCAGGAAGCCCAGACTCTGCGTGAGGAGTACAACCGATATGTAGAAACAGTCAATGGCAGCAATTCAGTCTACTTCAACGGCGGCGAAACCCGCTCCGTTGCGGAAGTGCAGCTGCCCGGTGGCTCTGCATCTGGCGGCTCCAACGCCAGCAGCGCGGCTCCTATCACCGTTGCGCCCGTCTACCACATCTACGGTATGCGAGACACGGATGAACTGCGAAGCGTCCTGAACGCCCAGAATGACGACCTCCGGGAAGCTGTGCTGGAAATCGTGAGCGACAACGACACCGATAATTTCAGGAGGGGTTACGCATGAGCAAAACCTACACCACCGTGCAGGGCGACCGCTGGGACAGCGTGGCATACACGCAGCTCGGCAGCTGCGCCCTTGCGCCCCGCCTGATGGCTGCGAACTCGCAGTGTCTGAACTATTTTGAGTTTCCTGCCGGAATCGTTTTGACGCTCCCGGAAATCGAAACCAAGACCAGTTCGACCCTGCCACCGTGGAAGAAGGTGGTCACATGAGCGATGAAAATACTGCCCGCCATGCCGAGTGTACGGTGGAGTTTGACGGTGTGGATATTACCAGCAGCATCGCTCCTTACCTGCTCTCCCTGTCCTTTACGGACAACGAGGAAGATGCCAGCGATGACCTGCAAATCAAACTCCAAGACCGTGAGGGTGTCTGGATGACCGACTGGCTCCAGAAGATGATAGACGGCGATGTATCGGCTGCATCTTCCGATGGTTACAAGGTCGGCGATGTGGTGCAGTTCCTTGGCGGTCCGCACTATAAGGCATCCACTGATAAAAAGGCAAATGGCAACCCAAAGGCTGGACCTGCCAAGATCACCATCATCAAGCAGGGCGCGCTTCATCCGTACCACGTCATCCACACCGATGGCACATCTCGCGTCTACGGCTGGGTGGATGCCAGCGAGATCTCCGGCAAGTCTGGCGGCGGCTCTTCTGGCTCCTCCTCCGGCAGCGGAGAAGAAAGCTTGAAAATCCGGGCTACCATCACCGCCTGCAACTGGCACAGTGATGGCAAAGATGAAGCACTGGACTGTGGAACCTTTGAACTGGACAGCGTGGTTGCGTCTGGACCGCCCGGCATTATCACCATCAAGGCCATTGGGCTGCCCTACACGAGCCAGATCCGGCAGACCAAGCAGAGCAAGGGCTGGGAAAAGTACAAGCTGTCCGGCATTGCCAATGAAATGGCATCCAAGAACGGCATGACGACCCAGTTTCTTGCAAAGAAAGACCCTGAGTACAAGCGTGTGGAGCAGTACCGCTGCTCTGACATCGACTTTTTGCAGCAGCTTTGCCACGATGCAGGGCTGTCGCTGAAATGCACTGATGGCAAAATCGTCATCTTTGACCAGCAGGAGTACGAGGGCAAGGACGCTGTGTGGACTACCACGCTGGGCGACAAAAGCTATATCAAGTATAGTCATTCACTCGGTCAGGCTGGAACACAGTATGCGTCCTGCCGGGTATCTTATGTTGGGCCTGATGGCAAGGCTATCGAGGGCATTGCCTACGTTAAGGACTACGATGCCAAGAGCAAGACCAATCAGCAGCTGGAAGTCTACGCCCCGGTCACGAGCAAGGCAGAGGCGAAAGAACTGGCTGCAAAGAAACTCCGGCTCTACAACAAGTATGAGCGTCAGATAAGTTTTACCTATCCGGGCGACCCCGGAAAAGTTGCTGGACTGACGTTCAACGCTGACCAGTTCGGACCGTGGGATGGCAAGTACATCGTGAAGCAGTCTAAGCACACGGTGTCCGGCTCCGGCGGGTACACGACGCAAGTCACTGGCCGTCATACGCTGGGAGGTTACTGACTGATGAACGTGAACGTCGATGTTCGCATCGGAAAAGTCACCGATGTGAACAAGAAAAAACGCCTTGTGCGCGTGAAGTTCGAGGACACCGGGATTACATCTGGCTGGCTGCCTGTGATGCAGCACTACAAGGCTATCGTATACACCGAGGAGGCGGGACTGCACGATCACCAGTTTACGCACCCGGCTCCGTATCCACTGAAAATCCTCAACACCCAGAACGGCACCCGCCAGATTTGGGATGAGGAGGAAAAGGTCACGGGCGCGGACAACTCGACCAACCACCAGCACAAATCCCATGTGGTGTGGTGGGTGCCCGCCATTGATGACATCGTGATCTGTCTGTACCTGCCGTGCTTCAACGCTGACGGCTTCGTGTTGGGAGGGATTTATCCGTGATTGTTGGATGCCTCGGAGGCATTATCTTTGCCGTGTTCGATGGCTACGTCAAAACCATCAAGGACATGGTGCAGAGCGTGTCTGCCAGATACACCACCCATCAGCGTGCCGAAGGCAAGGCTCTGGCCGAGTTTACGGGCACGGATGCCGACACCATCGCGTTCGACATTGAACTTTCGGCGTACCTTGGTGTGGCTCCAAGCAAGCAGCGCGAGATCCTGAAGGGGTATGTCGATAATCACACGACGCTGCCGTTTGTCCTCGGCAACGAAGTCTTCGGCAGCTATCGGTGGGTCATCAAATCCGTGAAATTCAAGACCAAGTACACAGACGCTTTCGGCGTTCCGACATGGATTACTGCAAGCGTCACTTTACTGGAATATCCGAGAGAGTGAGGCGATTTTATGAGCAATTATCTGGTGTCGGCAAATGACCTGACCGCCATTTCCCTCGGCGAGCAGGATACCGTGGCCAGCGTTCTGCAGAACATCGCCGTCATCCTATCCACGCCGAAAGGCACCGTGCCGGGCTACCGGGAGTTTGGCATCGACATCTCGGATATTCTTGACCGCCCGGAAAACGTGGCGCAGCCTATGCTCTGCGCCGCCATCAAGGAAGCCATCGAACGGTTTGAAC